GTAAGGGATTGCCCCGATTCCTCTTTTACTGTCAATTAGGCTTTGTTTATGGAAAGGATTAGCAAGGAGGGGGAGTGGTGGGGTTTTGGGGTGGAGAACCAGCGACATGATGAGTATCGTGGAACAGATAGAGCCAAGAAGAGAACTCGCGTTCGGGCGCGTCATTAATGGGGCTGTTGGGTCTTCGCTCTAACATACTACCGTAGATCTTCTTAATTAACGCGAAGCATATTGATTTTTAACTAAGTCTGAGGAGCTACTGCACCGCAGGACTAGGCCAAGGTGAGGGCACCGCGGCTATGAGTCTTGGCTGTTGGGGGGCTTTAACACTGCATCATACACCCACATCACTACCAACGGGACGTATTCATCCTAACGACTAACTCTAGATTGTGCCTTGGGAGGGGACTCTTTAGGTGGGGTCTTAGCGAGCCTCATGGGTTATATAGGAACTGTTGATAACCACCTTGTCAAGTACTTTCTGAGAAGGCCAGTGTGTGCGGGCAGTTACAGATGTGTTGTTACAGTGTAACTTAGCGTTTGGTACAATATTGAGTAACTTATGTGATGTCCGATAAGTCTTGTTATCGGTCAATATGGAGCCCGACAGCGAGAGGGCCCTTGTTCTCGTTTATGGCGCTTTGGGGTATTCACATATCTTCCTTACTCCCTATAAGGTGGGGTGGTCTGGCGTTCGGCCGGTGAGCGTGTGGGCTACTGCCCCCCAGGCCCCGGACGTGCGTGCTCGATATACATACATATTACCGCAGTGTTGGGTGTGCCGTGCCGTGGTTCTTCCTTACTGCCGTGTTAGCTGCGTATGCCTGGTGGTGCTGGGCTGGTGGGTGGTGGGGTCCTCGAGGCACTAATGCCGAGTCCTTCCGTGTGAGTCACGAAGTGTGAAGAAATGCGCATGTCTCCCTCCCTCCCCGTTAATACCCCGTCTATGATTTTTCACCAAAACCCCAGATAGAAGGTGAGTGGAAGCATGGGGGAATGTATCTATATGAGGGAGTTAGTGTTTTCGCAAACGATAAAAGTGGTGCGCGGTGGTGTGTAAGTGTGGTATGTGGATAAGTGTCTAGTGACGGTTACGGTGAAAGTGGGAGAGTGACATGGCGAAGAAGAAGAAGGAAGGGTTGTTTGGTGAAGTGGGATTAGCTGCTGATGTGACTGAGATTGCGGGGGCTACTCCTGACGAGGTGATTGTTGACGAACTCACCGAGGACATATCGGCGTCGATACCGATAGTGAGTGTGGAGTTGAAGTTGGAGAGGGCTGATTCCTTACTGCGAAAATTGCGACCGATCATAGCGTCGCGGCAGGACTTGACGGCGGAGATGGAGGAGTATTTGGCGTTGAAGACGGTGTGACGTGGGGGAGAGATACAATCCAGACTTAGAGCCGGAGCAGCCGTTGCGCAGATGGTATACGCGGGTTGATGGTGGTAGGAGGGGAGTGAGTGTTCAGTGTTGGCGCAATGAGTCTGTTTATGACCGGAAGCCGTATGCGGTGTTCAAGATTGATGTGTCTTGGCGCAAAAACCACAAGGACGGTTGGCGGGAGAAGATGACGTGGAACACTGTTGAGTTGGAGACGCTGTATCATATATTGCGAATGGATGCGATACCGTTTGGAATGAGGGTGTTGCAAGGATTGGAGGATGGCAATGAGTCCTACGGAGAAGAAGAGCCCGAAGCGCAGGGTGGCGAAAAAGAAGCCGGAGAGTAACGGAGTAGAGCAGAAGCTTGACGTTCTCATTGACGTGCTCCAGAAGTTGACTATTCCCGAGCAACCTCCCTTCACTATTAGTTGCGACACCCCCCCTGAACCAATTCCCTCACCGCCTCCTCCTCCACCGAAAGTGGTAGACCAGTCTATTGTTGCGGACATACTCGGGGGACCGCCACCAGCGGAAGGTAGTGACACCCCTGACTATACGGGCACCCCCGGAGAGAGCATACCGCTAGTTGTGCCTGGAGCACTTCCCCTTACTGCCCCTCTTAGTGACCAGCCAAATTTGAATTCGCTGCAAAACCTACAGGTGAAGATCAACAACATAGAGCGCAGGCAGGAAGCCCTGGAAGCTATCATTCGCCAGCACCAAACAGACCTTACTAACGCGGACATTCGGATGAAGCAGACAGAGAGCCGAGTGCAGAATCCGCAATCAGGAATGAGGATTAATTAATGAAAGAGGCACTAAACGCCGAGCGGAAAACCGTGTTGAGTAAGCAGGACAGTTTGGAGAATCAGGTGAAGTGTCTGCTTGATGGCACTGTTAATCGCCTACGCATTGACGACTTCTATAGTGCGGTTTCTGTGGACAAGCACATCACTATTTGCTCCACTGCTCCGGGGTCGCATGACAATGAGCAGCTTGGAGTGTTCTGGAGTAGCTTGAGCGCTCTGGCTCGATTCCTTACTATCGCCCATCGCATTCAAAACCCGGAAGCTGCGATCATGGCGGACGAGGAGAAAGCCCGTGAGTTCGTCAATGAGTTGAGGGGGTTAGAGGAGGAGTCTGTGAAAAAGGGTGACAAGCCTAAGAAAAAGGTGTCACAATAAGGCATGGACCTGACTGAAAAGATACTGGAAGTTCTCGAGCATTTGCGCTCACATCCTCTTGACTATACTGGTTGCGCGAAGATATTGGACATGGAGTTCCTGGAATTTATGGAACTTCGCGGATTGCACCTGAAGCGATTCATGGAGGTGGAAGAGGAGTCCTACAACATCCTCGAGCATTTGGTGATGATGGACGCAATGGGGCAGGAACTTCCTGAGAAATACAAGAACTATGATTTTCAGAAAGCCCGGCATGTACTGGCCTGTCGTAAGGGTTGGAATGCCACCAGTAAGATTCAGCGTGTGCCGGTCAAGCCAGCCGAACCTACTGGAAAGGGCAAACAACTAGTCGATGATTATCTATCTAAGAAAAAGATAGGGGACATGGATGGAACCGGGATTAAAATACTTTCTACAACTGCCAGACGGAACATGCAGTAAGCTTTACGAGGACCCGGAGCCCATCGTCGACGCCTGCACGGAAAATGGGAGGACCGGCGATGTTTATGCTGGCTGGTTTGCTCCTGCACTGTTTGCGCACATTCGTCCGGTGATTGAATTTGCCGAAAACGAAGATAGTGTCGAAGAAACTCAGGCCAATAGCCCGAAACCCGAAGCTCAAGGGCCGAAAAGCCCCGTGCGAAAGAAGGCTAGAAGAGCAAAGAGAGCTTCTAAGGCAGATAAAGGAGCAGGATCCGCTAGCGTTCTTCCAGGCAACGGCGCAATTCGCCAAGACTGACTACTGGTTTTACCTTAACGAGATCCTTCAATACCGCTGGATGGACCCGTGGCTCCACGGCGAGGAGATTATACCCTTTATTGACCGCTATGAGGCCGATCCTGGGTGCCTACTCCTTGTTCCGCGCGATCACGGCAAGTCTGGAAGCATCACTGCCTGCCGACCGGCATGGTGGTTAGCCAGAAACCCCTTCGTTACCTGCGTTATTTGCAATGCAGCGGAGGGTAAGGCCAACCAAATGGCCAAAGTTAACTCCAAAATCATCTCAAACAACAAGAATTATCAGCATTGCTTCCCTGACGTGGTTCCAGGAGACAAGTGGGGGGATAAGGGCTACTGGCTCAACCTTGATGCCATGACTGAGGGGGATTTTTCCGTAGAGCGCATCGATCCGGCCATCGGGAGCTATGGCGTAATGGGTAACATTACTGGTTCCCACTGGAACGGCGGGATGATTCTTGATGATGTGATTAATGAGGAAATTGCTGACTCGCCCGTGAAGATGAAGAAGGTCAAGAAGTTCTACGGCGAGGCAATGAGAACCCTTAATGACTATGTGCCCTTCATCGTTATCGGCACCCGCTGGGAATATGACGATGTTTATGCTGATATTCTGGAAGACAAGAAGGTAGGGACACACGCGCCACTCGAGAAGATGGTGCTGGGCATCAAGGACAAGCAGGGGTATTTCATCTGGCCGCGCACCACTTACTTCGATATGAGCGGCAATGAGATGGTTGTCGGGCAGAACGAAGAGACAGATGCATCTCACAAATCTAATGCTGGACATCGCTATTCTGGGCAGTATTGGAATCAACCCATGAGGGACGTTGACCGGCAATTTGATGTCGAAATGTTGAAGAGTTTCCTCAAGATACCGCCATTTTCACTGGGCCGAGTAATAAAAGTTGGGGTGGAGTGTGACAGCCAGGCCGCGAACCTCGTAACCACCTTCCGGGCCATGATGAAAAAGGAGAATCGCAGCTTCCCCATTGAGGGGTATAACGCCCCGAAAACAATGAACAAAGAGACTAAGATTAAGACCAATCTTCAGCACTGGATAGCGGACGGTCAGTGCCACCTAGAAAGGAGCATACTTTTAGCCGATGATAGTCTCGGACAAGAGATTAGGGACTTCCCCAAAGGAAAAGATGATTGCATTGATGCCTTTGCATGTGCTACCAATTTAGCTCATGAGGGAAGTGCGGAATCTGCGCCAGGTGTTTTCATCTGGATGGACCCGGCTTTTTCAGTCGATGATGATGCAGACTTCACCGCCATTGTTGCCGTTTGTAAGTATAATGGTGAGTTATACGGACTAGCGTGCGACAGATTTAAGACAGCCAAGACGGACTATCAAGCTCGTCGGTTGTTCTTAATGGTGGACCGCTTCACCAAACCTCAGCACTTCAGGCGTCGAAAGCAGGCCCCGAGAACAATCGGATTCAGGCCCTCAACTCAGCGCGAAACCGAACCTTCCATGAATATATCCCGTTATGACGACGGATTTCACATGCAACCCCTAATACCAGGAGGTAAGTAATGCCTAGCAATAAAGCTCAGTACAAAGAAGCCCCGCTTGGCGTGGGAAAGATGCCAGAAAAGTCTGGTCCTGAGTGTGCCAAGAGAACTGGCGGATCTAGTGGCTCAGAGGTCAAAAGTTGGTCGATGCCCAAAGGTGATGGCACTGGCTCAATGAAAAGCGAATCTCCCGATCCTGGCTACGACGCTAAGAGAGAGGGTATAGGCAAAACTGTTCCTACTAGTCGACACGCGAAAGACCCACTGTAGGAGTCAGGCATGGTCCGCCTCACTGGTAAGAAACGACAGACGCATATCGTCGAGCAGGTGAACGAGGTTCGGCGCTTCTCCCAAATGAAGATGGAGCCTGACAGGTCCCGTTGGGAGGTGGCGCAGAGCCTCTTTAGAAATCAGCAGGACTGGGGAAAGACCCGCGATGAGAATCCGTGGATGAGTAGGGTGTTTATTCCCTTGTTCTCCGCCGTGGTGAGGCAAGGGGGAGCCACCGCCTACAACATGATCTTCAGCCAGCCGGAGATTCTGAGTCTCGAGAGTGATGACGCAGACGCGGAATTCACCCGCATTCTTCAAAACATGCTTCGCTACGAACTCGGACAGACCGACTTTGAGACTCGCTTCTACGAGGGGATGCTGATTGGAAGTATTTATGGGGTGCTTCCAATGGGCTGTTCCGTAACCCCAAGGCTGGCTATGAAGCCGCAGATAGTTGTTGATAACCTCGAGAAGCAGGACCAGAAGGAACTAGAGAAGATAGCGTCCAAAATAGAGCAGGACGGAGTTGACTTCGCCAACGACGAGGAGGGGATGGAGGCGGCACTCCAAAAGGCGGTGAAGGAGCTTACTCCCGTGGGTAGCCGCATTGCCAACATGCGCATTGGCAGTAAGAAGGTGATGCAGTTAGGGAGTCAGTTTGATCTAATCAATCCGTTCAACCGCTTCTGGGAACCCAACGTCAGCAACATTAACGACACCCTTTATGACATTGAGCAGCAGTTTTGGCGCTTCTATCAGTTAGAGGCTTGGTTTGAAAACGGCATTCTTGACCCCAGGAAGAGAAAAGACGTGCTGAAAGGCGGGAACGCCGAGGGCAGCACGGCCAACGCCGGACTCACTCACTCCAGCACCAGGGAAGGGCAGGACTATGCCCAGAAGAACCAGCTAGAGGAATCTAGTCCTTACTTCCCCGAATGTGAGTTGCTCAACTACTATGGCCCGCTATTAGACAAGGACGGGGCTATTCTCGAAGAGAACAAGCACTTTGTTGTCGTGAACGATGTTCTCTGCAAGGACCAACAAAACCCTTACTACACTCAGGAGTCTCCCTACTACACAGCGACCTTCTCCAAGGTGCCGTTTAAAGGAGTGGGTGCCGGAGTTGCCGATCCTGGCATTGACCAGAACTTACTGATGAACGACATCTTCAGCCTCTACATGGATATGCTGAAACTGGCCGTTCTTAATCCCACTGTCTATGACTCCTCTAAAATCGCAGACCCATCTCAGTTAGAAAACGGTATCGAGCCAGCCGCATTAATCGAGGGGCTTGGTGATGCCGGAAAGATTTTCTCTCAACTGCCCGTAGGTGTGGGTGTGGGGGCTAGTGTGTTGCAGGCCGTCCAGTTCTTGCAGCTTACAGCAGAGCAGGGCTCTTCGGTAGACACCCAGGAGAGCAACCCGAGTTCTCGTGCAAGAATTACAGCAGAAGAAATCCGCTCCAACTTGACTCGTCAAGGGCAATCCCAAACGACCATGGGTGCCATTGTCGACAACGAGGTGATAAGGCCCACTGCTAAAAGAGTATTGGCCAATATCCTTCAACATGGATTTGAGAGAGGCAACCTAGAGCGCATACGGGATCAGGGAGTCATAACCGGGGCGGACTTTGATTTACTCGTCGGTGTTGACAAAATTGCTCGCTACAATGAGGTGATGAGTCCTTGGCGAATCAAGATTCATGGCTTTAGGGACATCCTGGAGAGAAACGACCGGGCGCAGCGTCTTACCGAGTTCGTTACTGTTGGAGGACAGAACCCGAGCATGGATGCGGACATTGACTATAAAGAAGTTCTTCGTGGTTTAGGGGAAGCCCTTAGTCTCGATACTGACAAACTCATTCGCCAGAACACTCCACACGACACTGCTCGAGAGGAGAATAGGATACTCGCTGACGACAAGATGATTCAGCCACACCCAGACGAGGAGCATCAGGTCCACCTCAATGTTCACTATGAGCAAGTTCTAATCACGCCAAACGATGCAACCTCTGGCCACATTCAGGTTCACGCTGAGTTTGCGGCGCAAATGGGGCTACAGATTCAACCCGTCCCACCAGAAGTTTTGGACATCATGGGACTTAACGATGAAGAACCAGCACCAGTTAATGGAGCGGCAGTTCAATGAAAGACAAGCAAATGTTCCTAAAAAGGCTTCAGCAAGACTCGCAATATCAGCGGTTCATTGCTCAGCCAATTAGGGCCATGAAGAAAGAGTCAGAGGACATACTGAAGGATTCGGAGTCCTCTGAAGCGCAAGTTCGTTATGCTCAGGGAATGTGCAAAGTACTTGATTGGCACGAATGGATTTTCGAGCAGAACGACGTACAGATAAACGCGATTGAAAGAAATAAGAAGGACCAACATGACGCTAGAAACAGAAAACCCAACTACACCCACGGGCGATACTGCACCTAAAACAGAAGGCAGTACGACTCCGCCGAGTGTAACAATGGAGCAGGTCGAGGCCCTGACCAAATCGGCGATTGCCGAGGCGATTGTCGCGCAGAAGGGTGAGACTGACAAAGTTGTGAAAGAGGCGGCAGACCAAACAAAGGCTTTGCAGGACAGACTGAATGCTGCAACTACAGCCCTTCAGGGAGGAAACGCCACCAACCAACAGCGGGTAGTAGTAGAGCAGTTCCTTAAAGACCCAGTAGGCACCTTCTCGGAAGTGATTGACGCCGCTGCACAAAAGGCAGTTGAGACAGTCGACGAAAAGAAGGCCATAGACGATGAGTTTGATTTAGCTCTCAACACTCAGCGGCGCAGACACGAAGACAATAACGTCCCCCTTACTGACAAGGAGTGGAGCACTATCGGTTCTTACTACGCCACTATGAACCCGAACGAAGGAACCATTACGGAACGGTTTGATGCTGCTGTGAAACAATATCATGATCTCGTTGAAAATCTCGGACTGGGCAATTTTGAGGCGCGTGTAAAAGCGGCAGCCTCGGTGCCGAGCAAGAGCGCAAGTACCCCCGGTGGGTCGCAAGAAAGCACATTTGACGAGGAGGCTGAAATGAAAAAGGAAATGGAAGAAATAGTCTCTAAACATAACCGTGCCATGAATATTGATGATTAGAGGAAACACCAATGGCTGCAACATGGACCTCCATATCAGCCGGTGTCTACGGAAACCCGGAACTGTCGATGAAGGCTCGGCATTTGGCTGCAAAGCAGACCAGATGTTTTGAGGTAGTATCGCCAGCGACGGATTTTAACATCGGCAAAAACAGCGGCGACCGGGTGACAACTCGAATCGTGGGCCGTCTAACCACTCTTGGCGACACTGCCCTGACCGAGCTACAGCCTGTGCCGACGTATCAGACCCCAATCTTTGAAGTAACGGGGACTATTTACCGGAGGGCGCTTGGCGTTCTTTGGACAGGAAGCCGTGCTGATTTGGATCGTCTTTCAGTTAGGGACGAGACAATTAAGGCGCTGCGTGATAACGCTGCTCGCACACGAAACAAGGTGATTTACACCGCACTGGTGGCGCAAGCCTCCTTTGGTTACGTTGCGACCGCTGCAACCACGCGAACATTAACCACAGATGGAACCGTGACCGGCACCGCGAACTCGTCCTTTAACTGGCTACACGCAATTACCCTAGTTAAGGACTTGGACAACAACAACACTCCACCTGCTGACGGCAAGAACTTCATCATGATTGGACGCCCAGAACTGGAGAGCGACTTGCTCCTTGGAACTGCCGCCGGTCAGTATGTCGATATTGCCAAGTACAGTGAGGGGATGGTTGGTGAGGTGCTAAACGGTGAGGTTGGAAAGATTGGTCGCTTGAGACTCATTGTTGATAATGATGCGTTCTCTCTAACGGCGGCGAATTCTAACCCAAGTGGATTTGTTTGCGGCTTTGAAGCCATCAAGCAGATTCTTGGGCCATATCCGCTTCACTTCCGAGTGCAGTTGAACGTGGGGATGGATTTTGGAAACCAATCGGGTATTGCTTGGCAGTCGATGGAAGGTTTTCAGGCCCCTAAAAACTTCACGCTCCACACTGAGGGTGCCATCATGAACTACGGAGGTGTGTAATGAGTACTGATTATACAAATGTTCAGGAAACAACCTTCACCATTAGCACTCCTTCGGCGGCCATCACTGAGAAAACGATGTGGTCTAAGACTAAGCAGTGGAGACTTATTGGGCTAGATCTGCGCATTGTAACTGCCCCTTCAACGGGCGCGGGTGTGCAGGTACTCAACTCGGGCACTACTGTTTTGACTCAGGACCTCGCAACCAGTGCCGCTGGGACGTGCTATGAGTTGAGAGTAGCTGCGGGCTCGAGCCTTGTGAATCCAACTGACACGACATCCGTCAACGTAGTGGTGGTGAACAGTTTGTCCACCGATGCCGCTGGCGTGATTGACTGTAAGTTGATTCACGGTAGAACAAGCGCATAACTAGGGAGCAGGGGGGAGCGAGGAACTCCCTCTTCTTCCCTCTGCGTGTTGGCTCATGACCTTCCAAGAAGTCTTGGACCTGGTGTTCCTTAAGCTGGACACGTCGACGGATATTGATGGTGACCTATATACCGACGTTTATGCCACGCTGAAGGTCAAATATGATGAGATTGTCACGGAGATCAGGCCGGACGAACTTCTTACGTCTGGGACCTACACCCTTACTGCTGGTGACGACACAGCCTCTATCGTAACTGACTTTGCCATTAGCGACTTCGAGAAGGAACATGCCCTCTTCGTTGATGGGCAGAGAGATCCTTGGATTAACCGTGATTATCGCACCTGGTTGAGAAAGGACGATAGACGCTACAATATCTGGACCCGCCACGGTGATGATATCATTCTCGCACAGGAAGTGCCTACGGGCGACAGTTGGGCCTTGGTCCTTCACTATTACAAAACTCCACCAACAATAGTTCTTAGCAATTCTCCTCAGTTTGCTCGAGCGCACCACAGGACTCTCGCCTGGGGTGTTCTCACCATGTATCCGCATCTCTTTAGTGGAGACAAGGAGATACTACTACTCAAATACGAGAAAGATTATCTGAACGGGAAAGCTGCCGCCAAGAGAGACAGGGCTGCTTCCCAGAAACTACGAAGCCTTCACCCCAAGGTATTTCAAGCATCTACGGGTGATGTAACATTTGCGACTTAAGCTATGGCAACAATCACTAACCAAATCATCCCCGTAGGCGGCTACAACAACATTGGGGCCAACTGGATCACGCCAATCACTGCCGGCCAGAACATCATTGTGTCTGATGACTCGGTGGGCACAGCCAAGGTCGTTGAGTTTGACGTGACCAACAAGAGGACGTTGTTTCAGGCTGGCGGCGCAATGCTCCTTAACTCTAACTTCCTAATGGGCGCGTCTGCCACATCTGGAAACATCGACATAGCGAAGGTGAATGCGGCAAGCGAGGTTATCTTCGGTGCTAATGCTGACACTGACAATACTCGAGCGAGCTTGGGTATTGATCTGGTTGCTGACGATGCCCGTGTCTACTACTCAGCCTATCTACTAAGCAGTTCTGATTCAGACACCTCGGAATACAACCCGTGGGCATCCGCCACTCACACGGGGTTCTCTAAGCTTGAGAGGTCAGCAAAAAACATCACTTTCGACAGCCCTGGCTCTGGTCAGTTTCAGGCTACTTTGGCTGGTGTGTATGAACTTGCCTTCGGACTAGCGGTGAAAGGGGGAAGTGAGGCCCTGTGGACTTATAAAATCAAGTCGCTGGGCGCGGTTTTACAGAGTGGTGACTTACGAACCCCGTTTTTTTCAGGAACGGCGCCGGGTATCATGAACGTGGTGACTACAACTGTAGTGGTGGGGGTTAATGAATATTTTGAGGTATCGGTTGAGTCCGCTGTTGGGATCGTTGTGCTGTCTGGTAGTTATGTCAACATCAAGCGCATAGGATAGGGGGGCCATCATGGGCTGGTTGAAGAAACTGTTAACTAAGAAGGTAATTAAAAAGACCACCGGGAGTGTCGTAAGGACTGTCCTGGTTTTCCTGGCAGGGTTTTTAGCTGCGAAAGGAGCACCGGCTGAGTTGGTGGAGGAACTAAAGAATCCCCAAACCCAGGAGTTTTGGACGGGGATTATCACGTTTGCGGTTGTGCAACTTTGGAGTTTAGCGGAGAAGGCTACTAAGTAGATGTCTAACTTAATGCTACATGGGCTAGGCGGTGGTGGTGGTATTGCCGCTATAGGTGACGCTGTGGGGAGCGGTACGGCTGGTTCTATCCTGTTTGTTGATGGGTCTGGGAACCTCGCTCAAGACAATGCGGGACTCTACTATGACGACGCGGGTAATCAACTCCGTCTGTCTGCGGCATCTGCAACCGATATGCTGCTACGTATTCGTGCCGCCGCTGCCCATTCCGCAAATCTTACCGAGTGGCAAGACTCGTCCGGCAACATCCTTGCCTGCGTTAGCGCCGGTGGGGCGTTCTGGTTAAACAAGGACTCAAGCCCGTTTGGTATGTCCAGTGCCTATGTCTCGGCGGTAATGGGAGACAAGACCGGAGCCACTGCCGCAAATGGCGGGGTGCTTGCATTCGGCAGAAATAACAAAAGCCATGAGCCATATATGGGCGTTGGTGCGTGGGACAATGGAACTTCCAGGGCGATCTATTATGGCGGTACTGGCTGGGGCCTGCCCGATGCGACCAGTCATAATTTTTATACCTCGGCGACCTACACCGAAACCAACGACTCCGGGGTCCTTCGTTTTAATATTGACTCAAGCGGGGTCGCCACCTTTGATGGGAACGTAATCATAGATGGGCTGGTAGACGCCAATGTTCAACTCAGAGTCCAGGGGGGTGCGAGTCAGAGCGCCAATCTCACCACCTGGGAAGACAGTGGGGGGAGTGTTCTTAGCGCCATCGACGAGTTGGGAGCTTGGCATCCACCGTCAATGAACGACGCTACCGCCAACAATAATTCGGTCTATTACTCAACTGATGCGAGTAAGCTTGTTTACAAAGATTCGGGGAGCACGGTCAATAACCTGTATTAGCTATGGCTGAAATTAAAATCACAATCCCGAACGATAAGGTTCAGCGAGTACTTGCCGCTTTCACTGGACAGTATAACTACCCAGAGAACGTGCCAGACCCTCGTCTTCCTCCAGGGCCAGGGGTGCCAATGATTCCTAACCCGGTAAGCAAACCCCAGTTTGCGAAGAACATAATTAAATCTTTCGTAAAAGAGGTTACGGTTAATTGGGAAGCAAGGGAGGCCGGAGAAGCGGCAAGGGTTGCGGCGTTTAATACTGGGGTGCAGGAGATAGAGATAGAGGACTAAGTGACACTTTTTAGCTTTTTCTCAAATGCGGGGACACCGGCCACGGGGTTATCGGCGACCATCGATATTTGGAATGAGGCGGGATTACAGATCGTTACCGCTGGAGCTATGACGGAAGTGGGCGGCGGGTTTTATAAATACTATTTCACCGGGTACGTTGAGGATAGGGACTACTGCATACGCGCTGACGGAAGCGCCACTCTTAGTGGGTCAGATAGATACACGTATATGACGAATGAGGTTGGTCAGGTAACAGAGGACTTGACCGACATCGCTAGTGACGTAACCGACATTCAGTCTGACATCCTCAGGGGAGTAGAGGAACAGCAGATAGACGAGATTAAGATATTGGTTCAGGGACTTTATACGGAGCTTCAGAAGCTTAACGGATGAGATCGGCAGCTTTTAATCAATTTGTGGGGATGAAAACACAGTTTAATCCGCTGGACGCGCCACAGAACTCTTATCTCTACTGTAACAACTTCCTCCTTAATCGCGCACTTGGGGGATTGGTTAGGCGCGGCGGCACGGAGAACTGGACCCTGACCGGGGATATTTGGGGGTTAGGTGGCTATGCAAAGAATGCGGGGACTGTCGTAAAGACTCCGATCACGGAATACCCAATAGTCCATCGCTACTCTATCGCCACTTCCTACTTCCAGTATTACAAGTGGTCTACCTCCACCTGGACTACGCTGACGCAGGGTGCCAATTTTGCGGCGGGTGTAGGCATAAGCGGTGTGGCCTCCTTTGCTCAACAAGACGACTTACTCTGTATCTCGGCAGATAGGTGCGGCAAGCTTACCGCTTTTGATGGGACGATTAATCGGCTTGGAGGGCCAGCACCTACAGCTAAGCCTACCGTGGCTGTTGGGGCAGGAACGGGACTAACCTCTACTGGCGCAGGATACCGTTGGTACTACACCTTCTACAACTCTACGACCACATGGGAGTCTAGTCCTAGTCCTTACTCTGATTTTCTGGTCCTTGATAACGAAGATGCCGACCTGAGCGCAATGGAAACAACTTGCGCCAAGGAAGGAGTAGACAAAAAGCGCATCTACCGCACAGTGGAAACAGGAGAGGAACCTTTCTTCTATGTGACCGAGATTACTCTTGCCACAACCACGTACACAGACAGCACGTCCGATGATGACCTTGGTGTGCAGGGGCCGGACGCGGACGACCACGATCCTCCCCCAGACGGGTCTTACATTTGCGCCATCTACGAAAACTGCATGTGGGTGGCTGCCGGTTCGCAACTCTGGCGCTCTAAGTCTTACGCAGGCAGTGAGGTAAACCTGGAATACTTCTCTCCGAACAGGGTCTTTGACTTCCCGCAGAACATTACGGGGCTTACCCGCTTCCAACAGAAGCTCCTTGTCTTCATGCCTCCGAATTTCGGAATCACCCAGATTCGCAAGCAATCCAACGGGACCTTCCTTGACACGGAGTTCCACCAGAGCGAAGGAACGAACTGGCATCACTCCATTTCCACTTATGACAAGTATATGACTTTCTGGGGAGCAGTGGGGCCACGCCTGTTTGACCAGTCTGGGCCAGTCGAGCGCTATGACGAGGACATAATCAATTACCTCAGAAATTCTATTTTGGCTGAGTACGCATCCAATGTCTTTGTTTGGTCGGTTCATCATCAAGAGACAGATCAGTTTCTCTACTGCTTTTCCGCAAACTCCGAAGGTGCTCAGTGGAAAGACTCCGTTGGTGGTGGGGCTGTGCCGTGGATTGACGCGGTCACAGGCGCCGATGTCCTTTTTAATACAGCCACAGGCTCTCCCACGGTCCAAAGAAATCTCGTCTTTGGTATAGATCCAATTAGGGGCCTTACTGGCACATACTCATGGGCGGACGTTCCAGATTTAGACGAGAGCGCCAAGGGGTTGTCAATAGGCTATGTCCCCAGAACTAAAGGGGCTAATGTCTCCATTCTTCAGGAGACTCTATTCCTGGGAACCACCAACGCCAACCTAGTTATGCAGACTTTCCGGGGGGACTTGGGCAGGGACGATGGAACGGCCTTTATTGGAAAAGCCATCACAAACCGTATTGACCCGATGCTCCAGCAACGTCCAATGGAAATGGAAGCACCGAGCCTCAAACGTTTTTGGGATGTTGAGTTCTTCGATGTGAATCCAATATTTAATGGCGCCACTGTTCGCTACACCCGCGATGCCATACAGCCACACATTGACGCAGTGACGTGGGAGAATTTCAAGGGCAACCTCAGTGGTGCTCGACACGCATTTAATAATGGACTTGCCCGCTGGGTCCACATCGAGATAGAGGACGCGGGCGAATTAACCAGTAAGCCAATCTTCGGGGGATTTAATCTCAGATACCTCGACTTTGGCAGTAGAGAGAGAGGACCGACAGATGCCAGCCCCTAATTATTACGATCAAGGACAGCAGAATCTTCAGACTGCTTTTGGCCAAGCAGCAAACACGGCCAGTGCCCGGAGCAGAGACACAGCCGCAGCGCGCGTGAGATCTAGACTGTCTAACACTAACCGAGGGCAGATTAACGCCATCAACAACGCCGGGACACGGAATGTCGGGTTGCAGAGTGCTCGTCTCAACTCCCAGTATCGCTCTAACCAGAACGCACTGGCTACTGGGCTTGCTGGTGTTGAGCAGGACTACAGGGAGAACCAACTGACTGCCGCTAAAACAATGGGCGAACTTGCCGGAACTCAGACCGACTCCGCAAACAGGTTTCAGACCAACGTGAACGAGGGACAGGAGGTGGCAAACCGTCTAAGAATTGGCCTGGGGAATACCGAGACTGACCGCATAAAGGCAGCGGAGACAGAGCGCTCAAATCGATTAAGAGAGCTTCAGGATTTCTACAATGCATTCGTAACTAGCGGTGCAACTCTTTCAGAGAGCGAAGCCTTTAACCGCAGATTCCAGGATTTGATTACCAGAATGTTCGGAAGTCAAGGACTGACGGCGGGGGGCGCAGACGAGTTACCAGTTGTCTCTACAGTAGGACAGCCGGGTGTGGCTGGTAACCTTTATGGCGTAGGAGCCGCATAGGAGGATATTATGGCTAATGGCGAAGATAGGGAAGCTGGAGCGCTTAATCCCAACTCGTTACTCAACATGGCTAAGCGCATGGCCGCAGAGCGCAACATCCCGGTTGAGGAAGCGGCACGAATTATTCAGCAGTACCACAAGGGCGGCGGTGAGAAAGGAAGGTTTACTGGTGGCTTAGTTGAGGGGTTTGGAAAAGGTAATGTCCAGAACATCAAGGACCGGAAAACCCAAGGCAGAAGGGGCGGCTCTAGGGGAGGAAAAGTGGGCGGAGGGGGAACAGCCTTTGCTGACCTGGAAGCTCATAATATAGGCAAGAAGTATGGGCTACCAGTAGGAGAGGGGACCTCTATCTACAACAACTACTCTGGGCAGTTGCTAGCCAATGAGCTTATTGGGTTTAATCAAAAAGTGAGGAACGCCCAACTAAATGCGCTTGGCTTAGGAACTGGCTCTAGGGCTGGGACGAGAGTTGAGGATAGAAGTGGGCCGGGTGGACGAACAACTAGCATCCTTGGTGGAAACAGGTTCGGTGGAACTAAGAACATAGCCCGGAATCGGTATCAAGAAAACATTGAGGCCGATAAGAGGCGCCGACTGCGGGAAGAAGATTTAGAGAAGGAGAGAGGGTTGGCTGGTGTCCGCGAGGAGGAGCTTAGGAATAGACTGAAGTTGGTTACGGGTCTGTTTGGGCGAGGTGGCAACACTGGCCGAGACACTACAAGAAGTGAGCAGTTGGTCACCATCGCAGGCCGACCAGAAACGCGCACTACCACCAGCACCACCGACCGCGACCGCACTATGGACATCCTTAACGCAATAATGAGGGGGATCTGATGGCAAGTTTAACTGAGCGATTTAGGAATGTTCCGTTTGCCGGAGATCTTGCAGAGGGGTTAGATAGGCTTACTACGAATGTCCCTGATATTTTGTCTGATTACGGAGATGCTTTTGACGAAGCCGGGATTGGTGGAGTGCTGAGGGAGGTGTTAGGTGCAGCCCCAACAGAGGAGGCTAGTCGAAACTTTGAAGTGGGACTAGCGCGGGCATTGGGAAGTGAGGAGGAAGCGCGACAAATTTGGGAGCAGCATCAGAAGGATAGACAGCAGGAGCAACAGTTAATTCCGTCTAATAGAGAATTCCTATCTGGGTTATTAGCGCGGCCCAGTGAGGGCTCTGCTCGCTTACTCGGAGATGAACCCCAGGATTTGAGCAATGAAGACTTCATCCAGAACATTCTTACTAGGTCCGATGAGGCCCTGAGCGGGGGGAGTCTCGGGAGGGGGGAAAGCAGCACACCGAAATTCACTGTGCGCGGCAACACTCCTGCAGACTTCGAGTTCGCCAGCACGGAGCCGGGGAGTAATGTTCGAGGGTTCAGTAAGTCCGAGCGTCCAATAGCCACTCTTGCTAAAGAAAGGGACGCAACAAGGCAGCGTCGTATCCAGCGTAACGATGATGCATACCAGGCTATCTTAAAAATAGCTACGACCAGTGAAGAGTCTCAAGACACTAGGGCTAAAATGGTGACCGACGCGCAAAAAACTCTATCCCAAGGGAACGAAAAGAACTCCCTTCTAGAGCAGCTTGAGGCGGCAGTTTTCCAGGAGACTGGAAGCTATGAGGCGGTGACGCGAGTGGAGTCGGAGGTTGCTGATAGAATACAACTCTTACTCGATGCCAAACTGATTAAAGACACTCCCGAAGCAAAGATGCAGGCGATTAAGGATATAATAGCAGAGATAGGAAGTGGCCAGTAGTTTTGCGGAACTATTTGAGGAGGCTCCCAGAGACGAGGGGGCGGACCTCTACGAGCACTATCGTCGTCTGAATCAGGACGCTGCTTTTCGTTCGGCCAGACAAAGGACTAAGCGGTTTGAGAGACTGTTTGAGCAGGGGGACATTCCTCTTCCCAGCGGCGACGAGACAAAGGGCTTCATTGGGGAGCTTTTTGACACCCTGGACACAGGCGGGCAGTTTGTTCGTGGTGGTTTAGCCAAAGCTCTGGGTGTTGAGGGCTTCGAAGATGAGACTTTCCTTGGTGCCGCAATGAAGGGCACTGAGGATGACCTGATTGTTGGCGACATTCTTCGTGACAAAGACATACTTCAGGGCGAGGGCATTGGCACTTCAATAGCAAGAGGGGCCACTGGCTTCCTCGGTGACGTAATTACCGACCCCATTACCTGGTTGACAGCGGGTGCGGGTGGTATGGGCAGGCAGGCCCTAGGTAAGGCCACTGCCGGGAAGAAACTCATAACCAACATCACTGACGAATTGGCGGGAAAGCTCGGGAAAACCGAGGGCACTGTCGATGAAATCCTAGAAGCCTACAGAAAGAACTTCGCCGAACCAAAACTGGCTAAGGTCGAGGCAGACTATGCCGAGGGACTCTACCCCTCAAAGAAAGCCTACCAGTTTGAGAAGGACAAGATTGGAAGCGCAGCCGAGGAGAAGGTAACCCAGGGCCTGGCTGGGGCGGTGTCTGTCGTGAAAGACGCTAGAAAGCTCAAGCGCCACAAACCCAGTCAGGTGTTCGATAACGTAAAGCACCAAGAAAATCTCTTCAAAATCACCGAGCGTGACGCACAAATTAAGCAGATGTTTGGTCTTGGTAAGGATGTTGACCTAGAGGACTTCTTCCTTAAGTCAGGGGTTCGCTTTAGTAGCCCGTTTGCGGGAATGGTGAGCGAGAGCGTGCCTATCCTTGGGCAGCGGGCCGGAGACATTCCCCTGCTTACGCCAGCCTCTATTGCGGCAGGTGAGTTTCTAAATGGAGCCTTCTACAACCTCGCAGCCGGTGTCGGTGGTGGTCTTGCGACAAAAGCCGGGAAGGAGGGGTTTACCGCGTCCCTAGCCCGTGGTGCCCTTAGTGGCGCAGATGTTCTCAAATCAGCCGGGAAGCTTGTTTCCAGGCGTCTACAGTTGGGCGGTAAGGTCCAAAAGCAGATCATTGATGAGGCCGACAGAGCCAAGGCCGGAGCGAGTGTTCTTGCGGCCAGACAGGCAAACGCTGCATTTGGTATGGACGACTGGACCGATGCTGAACTTGAGTTGATGACTAACGTGTATGACGCGGGCAGAACTCATCACCTGGCAGATGGCGGCAAGGCAGC